GACGCTAGTTATCAACTATGTCGGGGCGTCTGTCAAGAAGTTTTTTTAGGAAAAGTGCAATTTTTTTTTTCCGCGGAAAACCGCCGTTTTAGATATAGTTTTAAACTAGTATTAGCAGGCCAAAACAGAGACCGATAGTTGGCCTAAAAAATTTCCGAAAAAAAAATTCCCGTATGACCTCTGTTTTCGTGGTAATAGTACTAGTATATAACAATATATATATCTATAATATATGTCTCAAACGGTTTTATACTTTCGTGGCGGTTTTCCGCCGTTTTTTCCATTTTATATTACTACGATAAACTAGTAAGATTTTGACAGATTTTTTAGCTGGTAACGGTTAATTTATGGTAGTTACTCCGGTACAATTTTATCTTGTTTAAAATAATTATTATATCATAATTTTATATATAACGTAGTTATTATATCATAGTGTTATGTATAACATAGTGTAGTTAAAAATTGCATTTAGCTAAATATAACTAGTAACAAAAATTAACGTTTTAAAACTTTCGAAAATTATTTATAAAATTTTATTTTGCCGAAAACAATTATGTATAAAACCATTTAGGTTCAACTCGGGGAGAGACGCCGCCCCACCCCCCAGGGCCGACAATTACTACTCTGCTTTTCAAACCGCGCGTCATTTTTAAAAATTACCTTGACTAATAATAGTTCGACAGGTATGCACACTTCACAGCAGCGCGCGCGGAGAAATCTTCTCGGCTGACAAGTTAGCTTAAAATAAACCATAGACACGTATGCACACTTGCCACTAACAAATATAAAAACTTTACTGTTGACTGTCCACAAATCTTATGGAATAAGGCGGAGGTCACTAACAACGGAGGACGTTATGGAAGAAGAAAACTACGAGGTACCGATATGCAGGTGTGCTCGTTGCACGGAGGCTCGCCAGAAAGAATATTACGAAATAAAAAAAGATATAGAAGCACATGTTTTAAGAATGGACAAAGAGAAAAAAGAAAAAAACAAAGCCCGTGAAGACGTATTAAAAATGATTGCCGATCTAAACGCAAAAGCCGATAGGGGTGAAATTGACGGCTTGGTACTTGCGTATAGCTCTAAAGAAGAAGGTACCTCCGTTAAAATTGTTCCGGGTCTCTTTGATGCGCGAGAGATAGTAGGCATGACCGCTATGCTGCACCAGTGGACTATAAACGGTTCGGAGATTAAAAAAGTAGGCATGACCGATATGCTGCACCGGTGGGCTATAAACGGTTCGGAGATTACAAAAGATGACTGATATAATCCCTATACATGGTGGTCCTGTCGCGGAGCGCGATCGGCAGGATGAGATCGTGGCCGCGCTGGAAGCGCTGTTGCTGGAGGCTAAAGCGGGGCGGATTAAAAGCATCGCCTTTACAGCTATAAGGCAAGACGATTATATTCACGTCGGGTATGAACAAGGAAAAGGCAGCCTGGTCGAGATATTGGGCGCTGTTTGTCTTCTCGAAGAACAAGTTAGAAAGGGGTACTCGTAATGGATCTTACCTGGTTTCCTATAAATCAAGCGCCGCAAGACGGTACGATCGTGTTTGTCCGCAACCAGCCGGACGCGGCGTTTTTCCCGGCGCAGTGGGATACTGCCAACGGCGGATGGATTATGGCCGCCGACGCGCAAGGCATGGCCGGCGAGCCGACCGAGTATGCGGATATTCCGAGCGACCAGGTAGGACAGTGGCAGGTAGGCCCATGAAGATGACCCCGGTTGTATCCTCGATGGTGCATAGCGTCGGCTACGATGAAGACACTATGGAAATGCAGATCAAATTCAGGAACGGAAGGACTTACGCTTACGACAACGTAGATCCTGACGACGCCGACGAATTGATAAATGCCGGCAGCGTCGGTACGGCGATGCAGAGTTTCAAATCGAAGTATGACGGGAGAGTAAAATGAACGATCCAAAACTTATGCCAAAATTAATAGCGACGGTATATAGTAGGTCTGTTTATGAACCCTCGTGAAGAAGCAATTTTTAAACTTGGACGCGATCCCAAGCTGGCCCACAAGGTTATTTTCGCGCACCGGCACACGAACGCGACCCCGCAAGCGCACCAGGACTTTATAGATCTGATCTACGGTTCTAATCAATTTGTTCTCGGCAAGGCGTTCCGGGGATTCGCCAAGTCCACGATCGCCGAAGAGAAAGTTATTATCGATGCCTTGTTCGAAAGAAAATTCTACTCCCTCATTATTGGCAACAGCTATGACCGAGCTAGTCAAAGACTCGCTGCTGTTAAGTATGAGCTCGAGAACAACGAAGCTATTAACGAGCTCTTCGGAGATCAACGAGGCCCTACCTGGAACGAGGACGAGATCATCCTGCCAAACGGAAGAAAGATCCAGGCATTCGGTGCCAGGCAATCGCTTCGCGGCGCAAAGCATAGAGAGCACCGCCCCGACCAGGCCCTTGTAGACGACCTTGAAGACGAGGAGATGGTCGCGACCGAGGAAGCGAGAGCCAAACTCAAACGATGGTACACGGGCGCTCTCGAACCGGCTCTGCCGCCGACCGGTAATATCATTGTGATCGGAACGCCGCTGCACCCGCAATCGCTGATCGAGGATTTGGGTCGACGCGGAAAATACATTAGCAAGACCTTTCCGGTTATGTATATCGACGAGCATGGAGAAGAGCAGGCGACGTGGCCCGACCGGTTCTCGCTGGACTGGTGCTACGCCAAGCGCCAGGAGTATATCGAGGCCGGTAACCAGATCGAATGGGAACAGGAGTACATGTGCCGGGCCGAGAACGTGGCGATGAAACCTTTTCAGGCGTCGATGATAAGATACGCTGCCGCCGCGCCGATGTGGACCCCGACATCTATCTTCGTCGATCCTGCGCGTACCGTGAAAGAAAAGTCGGCACGTACCGGTTACGCGGCGTGGTCGTGGATCGGCAACAAGTTATTAGTGCGCGAAGCCTTTGGCGAATTTCACCGGCCCGATCAGATTATCGATACCATTTTTAAACTCGACGAAGAATTTTCTCCCGTGGAGATCGGCGTCGAAGCGGACGGCCTCGAAGAATTTTTGATGCAACCGATCCGCGCTGAGGTACTAAAGCGCGGAAGGTCGTTGCCGATCCGTGCGATGCGAGCACCGAAAAACAAAGATGCGTTCATCACTGGATTACAACCCTTCTTTCTTGCGAGCGAGGTTGAGTTTGCAAAACCGCTTCCTCATCTACTTTCCGAACTTCTTTCTTTTCCCACCGGTCGAAAAGACGTGCCGAACGCATTGGCCTATGCTTTGCGGATGCGGAGCGGTCAACCCGTATACTCCGACTTCTCGATGCAGCATATCGACGAAGAACTCACACCCCGGAAAAATATGCCTTGCTATCTCGCACTTTCATCGCGGCCTGCGATGACGACGGGGGTGTTGGTGCAGTATATCGACGGTGCGATACGGGTCTACGCCGACTGGATTAAAGACGAACCTCCTCTCGACGCGTTGAAGAATATGTACGACGAAGCGGTTCAGCTGCTTGGGCGCGGGATGAAGTTAGCGGCGTCGGTAGACCAGTTCGATAAATTTAACAACACAGGTCTTGTCGCGGCGGCGAGAAGGATACCCCTGCCGATCGAGCGCGGCGTCGAGGCGATGAAAGCCAAAGGTAATTTGAAACCTTACTTACAAAAGCAAGTGCGCGGAATGCCAGGGCTGCTGGTAAGCAAACAGGCGCGGTGGACGTTGAACGCGCTTGGCGGAGGCTATGCTTATAAGTTAAATAAGGCAGGTACTTTAGATGACATGCCGGAAGGCAATCAATATAAAACCTTGATGGAAGGGCTGGAAAGTTTTATAGGGTGGTTCACCGTCGCTGCGAACCTTACCAGTGAAGAAGGTGGTGCTCACTATGGGTACACAGAGGACGGGAGAAGATTTTTATCTAGCTTGCCGAGGGGGTAAGTCCACATGGCGGACGACGATCGTAATAAGGACTATTCGCAAGACGAGGATATGCAGGAAGAGTTCGGCGACCTTTATCAGAAAGTGATGAAGGCATTCGAGAATAAAGAAGACCAGTCTTCAAAGATCCGCCGCTACTGGGATATTTATAATTGCAAGCTTGGTGACCAGCAGGCGTACACCGGTACGTCGAAAATTTTTATTCCTATCGTTCGTGACACTATTGAAGCCAGGGTAACACGCTTTTCAAATATGATCCATCCGCAAACCGGGCGATCGGTAGAGGTGCTAACCGAGACGGGAGACATCCCTTACGCGACGGTCGGTTTGCTGGAGCACTACGTTCGTAAAGCAAAACTTCGTAGCATGGTTACACCGGCGCTTGTTCGTCAGGGCGACGTCGAAGGTCAATACAGTCTCTTTGTTGAATGGAAAAAAACAAGACGTTTCACTGTCGATCGTACGAAGAAACCGTTGTCGGTTACGATTGGAGAAGATGAAAGTACCGATGAACCTGATGACGGTATTGATGTTGAGGTGCCGGGTACCGAGATCGATACGATGACCGACGAGCAAGAGGTTACCGAAGGTGCGCCTGCGGTGGTAATTGTTCCTGCTCAGAACCTCGCCATGTGGCCCTCGACTAGCGAGACAGTTGACGAGTGTGACGGCTTGGCTATCGCTATGCGGCTTAGCAAAGACGCGATCAGACGCCGGATGAAAGACGGTGATTTTGACAAAGATGTGACGGAAGAGTTTTTAGAAGGTTTTGAAGACGGCCATGACAACAAAGGTCGTATCGAAGATCCTGCAAAGAAAGCATCTGAAGATGCCGGTGTAAAAACTGAAGGCACTCGCAAGGTAGCTTTGATATACATGGTCTGGTCGAACATGGAGATAGACGGCGAGACGCGCCGGATGGTTACATATTTTGCCGGTCCGAATACGATACTTAGTTGCAAGCGTAATCCATATTGGAGCGATCGCATTCCTTTAATCAGTGTCCCGCGTTTGAAGATTGCCGGGAGCATCTGGGGTATGTCAGGCGTAGAGCCGGTAGAAAAATTACAGTACCAGGCTAACGATGCTGTGAACATGGGAATGGACAGCGCGCAATATTCGTTGATGCCGATCACTATGACAGACCCTGAACAGAATCCTCGTACCGGCTCGATGGTCTTGGCGATGGGCGCGATCTGGCAGTGTAATCCTAACTCGACAAAGTTTATCGAGATGGCTCAGCTTCACCAGCCTGCGTTGCAGATTGTCGCGGCGTGTAAAGAACAGATTATGCAATCACTCAGCGTTAGCCCCGCGATGATTACACAATCACAAAGCGGTAAGAAGCCATCGCAGAACGAGATCGCCAACGAGCAGCAGGTAGCGGTGGCCGCGACCGCCGACGTAGTGACGGTGCTTGAGGAGAGCATATACACCCCGCTGCTTGAGTGGTTTTACGAACTCGATTATCAATTTAGAGATGAAGCAGTTACCATTGAAATGTTCGGACAGGTAGGTATGGACGCGAAACTTGAGAAGGTACCGCCTATTCAAGTCGGTCAACGGTATTCGTTTCGTTGGTACGGATCTGAAAGTCTTCGCACCGCACAGCAGGTACAACAGCAGGTCCAGTTCATGAATGTGCTTCGCGGTATCCCTCCGCAGCAGCTTGGCGGTCTGACGCTCGACATTTCTCCGATTATTCAACAAGCAGCCGAAAATGTTTTTGGACCGCGTCTTGCTCCAAAAATTTTAAAAGACGAGCGACACATGATGACAGTGCCGCCGCAGATCGAAAACGATATGTTGCATTCGGGTTTGCCAGCTGAGGTTCACCCAACTGATAATGACGTGGAGCATATGCAGGTGCATCAAATGGCGGTACGTATGCATGGTGATCCTCATGGTACGTTTAAAGCCCATATGCTCGACCATATGAAGCAGCTAAAAACTAAAGCAGAAATGGCCGCTGGGGCGCAACAGCAACAGGGTCCCGCTGGTGGTCCGGGCCAACCCAAACCCGGAGCCGTGCCGGGGATACCGCGTGGAATACAGGCCCCGCCTGGCGCAATTCATACAGACCAGATGCAGGATCCCAGCGTAATGGAGCGCGGTTCAATTCAATAAAACCATTTGACAGGTAATGGTTTTATATATAATTATCGGAAAAACCTGCTGGAGAAATCTCGATGCCCGGTGAATTTGAAGATGAAAATTTAGGTGGTGAAGACCTCGAAGGAGGCGTACCCGAAGAAGAGATTGAAGACGGCGGTATCGGCGATGCTGATGACGCCGATGATGCTGACGACGTTGGTGATGATACCGACGATGCCGGTGACGACGAAGATGACGGACAAGAAGACATACGTGTTCGTCAAGCTCGTAAAGTAGAATCTGAAAAAGAAGAACGCCTTGCTCTCGAGCGTCGTAAATTAGAAGAAGATCGTGCTGAGTACGAACGCCTGCGGCGAAGCGCCGATGCTGAAGCGCGGCGTATTGCTGCTGCTGAAGAGGAGCGCAGGCGAGTTGAAGCGATGACTCCTGAGGAGAAGTTTGCTCACAACCTTAGCAAAAGTTTTGACACGATCAAACAAAGACAAGATCAAATGGAATTTCGTCATACCGACGATATGGATAAGTCTGCATATGACGCAAAGGTACGTAGCGATCCTAAAGGCGTTCACGCACGGTACGCTGCTCGCGTCGAGAAGTTTTTAAGTGACCAACGTGCACGTGGCGTTAATTATCGCCGCGAAGATCTTTTACATAAGCTGGTAGGAGAAGCTCTCGTGAATAAAACGGACAAAGAACTATCGCTACAACGTGCTGCCGGTAAGCAAAAGATCAACGCTGCAAGAACGAGACCTGTCTCCGGTCGCGGTAGCGAAACTACAAGTTCTGGCTCGGGCAAAAAAACGCTTGAGCAAAGACTAGAGAATGTGCAAATCTAACCTGAAGCAACTAGCTATAGGGCCTAACTAGGAGATCGGAAAATGGCAACTAACGTAGCATCACAGTTTTCATCTGATATTGAGCAGTATATTCAAGATAAAACTATGCCGCTTGTGCAGCGTCAGCTGGTCGCTTATCAATTCGGCGATCCTCTACGTTTGCCTAAGAACCGTGGCACTACTTATACCGCCAGCCGGTATGACCGCGTACCGCTCCCGTTTGCCCCGCTTTCGGAAGGTGTGCCCCCTCTCGGTGAAACCATGCCGCTGGCCCAGGTTTCTGCGACCGCGCAGCAATGGGGTGATAAAATCACTATTACTGACGTAGCCGAAATGACTATTAAGCACGATCTCTTTCAGAAGGCGATCGAGCTTTGTGGTTTGGCAATGTCTGAAACTCTTGAGCGTAATACTTTCAATACGCTGCTTGCTGGTACCCAGATCGATTATGTAAACTCTCGTGGGTCTCGCGCTGCGTTACAGGCTGGCGACGTTATCTCTCCGTACGAAATTGTCCGTGCGACCGCCAACTTGTATACCGTCGGTGCACCGATGTACAACGGTCAAGAAATGGCCGATGCAAAGATCGATGCAGGCAAGCCTACTAAAGCTTCGGCTGCTCCCCGCAGTATGCCGCACTATGTCGGTATCATCCACCCGTTGTCGGCTGCGGACTTCCGTCAGAACGCGACTGTGCAGACAGCTTTTTCGTACAGCGATATCAACCGCCTGTACAATTTTGAAGCTGGTGAATGGGGCGGCGTTCGTTTCTGTATGTCGAACCTCGTGCCGTACTTTGTCGGTGTTGCCGCTGTAACCGGAACCGCTGGTACCGCCGGATCTTTGGCGACCGGTGCTTATTACATTCAGGTTACTGGTTCACCGTCGTTGACTTCGCAGGAGCAGCGCATTTACCAAGTGTCTGGTTCTATTGCTGTCACCGGTCCGAACGGTTCTATCAGCGTGACCACGCCGAACGTGCCCGGCTATGTATTTAATGTTTACATTGGCACTACCGCTGTTCCCGTGAACCTGGGTGTATCGGCGTCCGGTCCCACCACTGGCCCGCTTGCCGGTCAAGCTACCCAGCTTCCTGCGAACACCGTTGTGACTATTACCGCTGTCGGTACTGCCCAGGTTCCGCCTGCGGCTCCTACCACCGGTATCACTGTGTTTCCCTGTTTCATAATTGGCAAGAACGCTTATGGTCAGGTTATCCTTGACGATCCGAAGTTCACGTATCTGAAGGGTGCTGATAAGTCTGATCCGCTCAATCAGTTGCGCGTGATCGGTTGGAAAATAATGTACGGCACTCTGATTGAAAATCAGAACTTCTTCATGCGTGTCGAAGCGACTTCGGCTTTTGGCGGTACTTTCGGTTAAGGAGTAGGATAGGATGGCAACCAACAAACCTAAAAAGAATTTCGGGAACCCGATGGACCTTGTACCGGTGGTACATAGTCTTGAGGACACGGAGGTTTCCGATATTAAATCTCGAGCGTTACAAGCTGCTAAAGATGAGCTTGCTGAGCGCGATCGCGCAGCTGTTTTTGAGCATGAAAAGAAAATGGCCCTGCGCCAATTAGAGCGGGAACGTTCTGTAGGTACGGACGAGGAGATAGTAAAAATATACATCGACTGCGCTCCTCACGCATCGACAATCAAGCTTGATGGGTTCGTATATTTTCAAAACCGATACTACGATGTCCCTGTCGATGTGGCGAGAGTGCTCTTAGAGCAAATGAACCGCACGTGGGTACATGAGCGCGAGATCGGTGGAGCGAATGTAAATTTTTACCAGACGCATTCTAGCAAGGTGCTTAGCCCACGGGAACAACACGTATGACTCGAGACCTAGAAGACAAAGTAGAGGTCGGTTATAATTGGGGTCTGACTACAGATCTTGGTAGTGGCCGCACATTCGTAGTTCAAGGTAACTTTCCGAAAGGTGCTACCAAAGAACAGATGGATAAAGAGGTCGATAAAGTTCTTGCCGTAGCAAATCGCCAACAGGCGATCGCAAGTATACCCGCGCTTGAAGACGCGGTAATAGGCGCACAGAATACTTATGATGCTACGGTTGCTGCGATTAATGAGGCAGAGGCTCGACACGAAGGTACGCCATTGACTTCTCAGCAACAGGCGGATCGTCGCAATGTGATGATTAATGTCGAGCAGCATAGAATGAACGTCGATCGGATAAAAGCGGAGCTCGAAAAAGCTAAGCAACTTGCGGTGTAGCCATGTCGTTACAAGCCCAACAGATAGTGTCGATGGCTATGTACATCGCGCGGTGTACGGGCTATACGACCCTTGCAGGTCAGATGTTGAATGCGATCCTTACGGATCTCGATGAGACACACGAT